ATCATTGACCCAAACGACGCGATCGACTTCATGATCGCCAACTCGAAGAAGTACGCCCAGGCCAAGGCCAACCGGACGTACCTTGAGGAGTACCGCAAGACCATGAAGGCCGAACTGTGCAAGGAAGCCCTGACGCACGGGTTCGAGGCGGTCAACGCGCAGGAGAGGGAGGCATACAGCCACCCGGACTACAAGCAGCACCTCCTGGCCATCAAGGCCGCGATCGAGGAGGAAGAGCGGATGCGGTGGCTCATGGTGGCGGCGCAGGCAAGGATCGATGTGTGGCGTTCCCTTGAGAGTTCTGCAAGGGCGCAGGTGAAGAACACGCTATGACAACGATCGCCGAGCGCAAGCACATGAGTAGAGTGGCCGATCTAGGCTGCTCTGTCTGCCGCAGAATGGGCTATCCGGGGACACCAAGCGAATTGCACCACCCTAGATCCGGTGTCGGCATGGCCAAGAGGGCAAGCCACTTCGATGTCATCCCCCTGTGTCCCGAACACCACAGAGGAAAGACTGGGGTACACGGGTTAGGTACGAAGGGCTTCCCCAAGCATTGGGGCTTCACAGAGCAGGATCTCCTTGAGGACACGAAGGCTCTTTTAATTCCGAGTGAAAGGTAGGGTTTATCGCTAGACACGGACTTTGATTTCAAATTAAAGTTCACACATCGCAACACGGTGTTGCGGGTAAATGAAAGGTAACTGATCATGGACGCAAACAACATCCCTCTCCTGGCTGCTGACGAACTCGGCCTGATCCTGGCGCAGATCGCCGAACTGACGGCCAAGGCCGAGGAGATCAAGGGCGCAATGAAGGATGTCGCCACCAACGGCGGCGGCTCGGTGTTCGAGGGCAACTACTTCAAGGCTTCGGTGATCGAGGCAAACCGCAAGGTCACGGACTGGAAGGCCATCGCCAAGGTCTGCAACATCCCCGAGGATGTGATCGTGGCCAACACCACCGTCACGGCCGTGTTCTCGGTCAAGACCAACCACCGCTAATCAGGAGGCCGACATGAGAGAAATCGTCAAGTCGGCTATGGCCATCGATGAGTTGGCCTACAGCCTCGACAACATCTCGACCGACGACAAGGTGGCTGTGGACTCATACCCTGACGAGCAGATCGTAAAAGAGGCCAAGTACGTCCTTGACCTGTTCGTCAACCCGAGTCAGGGCCACATCAACAACGAGGCTCTGATGGGCGATGAAGGCCCTCAGCAGCAGGTCTGGGCCCGCAAGCAAGTCCGCCAGTTGAAGGCGTTCATCAAAAAGTACCAGTGATCAACCGGGGGCTTTTGCCCCCTTCTCAGGAGACAGCCTTGACACCCCTGATCCGAGAGTTCGTCGCCATGAATCCGGCGGGCGCGGTGGAGTACCACTGGTTCGACATGACCGGCGCCTACCGCAAGGAGCAGGCCGTCATCAGCGAAATTCTGTCTCGGCCCTTGCCATATCCCAAAACGGCGTTGGTGTGCGCCTACGAGGACAAGAAGGCCTTCATGTTCATCTTCAGGTCTGACGATGTTACGGGGGTGGGTGCGTTTCAAATTGAAGACAAAAAGTTGCGCGAAGTCGCGCCGTTCTTTTTCACCGTTGATGATGAGGGGATCAAGGTAAGGCACAAGGATGGAACGCCGTTTGACTACCGCACCAGTCCTGCAACCGGAGTCCTGGCCTTTGTCGCGGCCTTCCTAGAGTCCTTGGAGATCTCGCCCGCTACCGGGTATCAGCCCATCAAGCGGGCCAACTGGGAGAAGAAAGCCCGTCAAGGCAAGACTCCGACCTACGACTGGAAGACCGTAGTCATTGAGCCTACCAAGCCCAGAAGCGCCGATCAAGGAGGAACGCACGCAAGCCCAAGATGGCACGAGCGTCGCGGGCATTGGCGCAACATGAAATCCGGCAAGAAAGTCTGGGTGAAGAACTGCGAGGTGGGCAGCAAGGCCCTTGGAGCAGTGTTTAAGGACTACAAAATCAAGGAGATAGTGTGAATGAAGACAGAAGAACGCATCGCCGCGGGCGTGTGCCTGTTGGGTTGGATACTGGTGTACCTGTTCGCCATCTCAGTGCTGCTGATGGATCTCCTGGTCTGGAGACCGGGCTAGTCCAAACACCGAACTGGTGGCCCTTTGCCTACACGACGCCTGACAACCTCAAGCGCCTGAAGCGGCAGAGGGCCATCATCAAGGTCAAGCAGTGGGTCCGATGGCCAGAGGCTCCGTTCTAGGGAAACCACCTAGTTGACCATAGGCTCTAACTTCGTGTTAAACTTGCGTCACTGCAATCGAGCAGGGTAACTGAACAAGGTAACTGACATGAACGCAATCAAGCAAATCTTCTCCTCCCTCGAAGAACTCTTCGCAGAGCAGGACAAGCAGATCGCCGACCGTGACGTTGAGTGGGCTCTGGGCCGCGCCAAGGCCGTCATTGAGTACCGCAGCAGCCCTGAGTACGCCGAGACCCGCAAGCGTGGCGCTCACGCCGTGTACAACACCCTGTTCGCCATTGCCGGTGGCAAGACTTGGTACAACCTGTTCAGCGGCAACAGCAGCGCCGCGATCGAGGAGTTCATGCGGAAGAACGCCAAAGCCGTGGCTGAGAAGCGTAACGCCAAGATCGCTACCAAGTTGGTTGAGGCCGGTGTGGAGCAGGTTAACAGCGCCAAGGTCGGCTACTGCCCGGATGGCTTCCGCGGCCACTTCGAGATCAACGGCGACCGCCATGTCACGATCGAGGTGATCCTGGCAGGCGGCTACAACATCCAACGCCTGCATCAGCGGGTTCTGTGCAAGGTGAAGTGATGGAGGGGGCTTGCGCCCCTTTCCAACTTCATATTAAAATGCAAGCACTGCACAACGCAGGGTAACTGGAGCAAGATGATGAAAAAGAACCGTGAATACATCTATGTGGGCGAAGAGTTGTTCGAGGTGGTGATCCACAAGGTCGCCCGCCATCCGCGCTGCCACCTCATGGAGTCCATCTATGACCTGGGTTGGCTTGAGATCGACTACACGGTCCTCGACATGGACGGCAAGCGGGTGGATAGCGACACCTGCGACATGGAGTGCATCGAGCGCGAACTGCAGGAGATCTACGCATGAGCCTGCAAGACCTGATCAGCCTGGACGAGGCCATCGCAGAGGCGGAGGGCCTTGTCTCTGCAGCACAGTGGTACTGGATGTGCGAGAGCGAGTCAGCATACTGGGCTTATCACTTCCCGTGGCTGTAAAACACTTGTGAAATCAATCACTTAACAGTAAAATCAGGGCTCTTCGTGGCCCTTCTCAAGGAGAAAACCATGTTCAAGAAGATCGCCGCCATCCTGGCCATCACCACATTTGCCACTGCGGCCTATGCCTCGTGCCGGTTTTACACGGTTACCGTCAATGGCAAGACCATCAGTTGCACCGAGTGCTGCTACGGAACGGGCGCCGCCCGCACCTGCAACACCACTTGTAACTGAACCCGCGGCCCCGAAAGGGGGCCAACACGCATGGGGATTGGTGGGCAGGAGGCGTATGTATTCTGTCCGGTGCGTATGTACAAGCCAGTCCCCAGTCGTGTTGGTGAATGCGTCTCCGCTACTCCCCTAAGTCCGTGGAGGCAGGGACTCCTTGAGACACCAGTGGGAAATCAGCGCCCACCACCAACAACCAACACGCATGGGCATCGGGCAAATTCGGGCGGAGTGCAGACCGCGCCGATGAGCCGCCTGCACAAGGTGCCCATCCTTGTTGGCCAAAACCTCAACCGCGAGTTAAACTCCCCGGCAGTCCAATGTCTCTGAAAGTACGAGATGCCACGGAAAGCCACCAAAACCGCCGCAGAGCCCTCCAAAACCCCTGACCAAGGGGTAGATACCACCCAGGCCGCGGAAACTCCTCAAGAGCCCAAGAAGATGGGCCGTCCCTCCAAGTACAACCCTGAGATCGCCCAGAAGATGTGCGAACTCCTAAGCGAGGGAGTGCCACTCAGGGAAATCTGCCGTATGGACGGTATGCCGTATTGGCGGACGGTGTATCTGTGGATGGCTCAGGACGAAGAACTTTCTGCACACATCGCACGCGCACGGGAAGCCGGATACGACGCTATGGCTGAGGAATGCCTGCTGATTGCCGACAATCCCCAGTACGGCGAGAAGCAGGTTATGTCCGACCAGGGCGGCTCCACGACGGTTGAGGATATGTTGGGCCACCGGAAACTCCGGATCGAGACCCGGCTGAAACTCTTGGCCAAGTGGAACCCGAAGAAGTACGGGGACAAGGTGCAGGTGGGCGGAGATGCTGAGAATCCCCTGAAGGTTCAGACGGACCTGACCATCTTCGATACCGTCCTGAAGGGCATAGAGCAGTCCCGCCGTGGATGAACTTGTCGCCGTCCTGAAGGACGAGGAGGTTCGGGAGAAGTTCAAGCGCCTCCCGGCTGACAGACAAGCCGCCTTCGCCTGGAGGGCGGGATGGCTCACCAAGGCTCACAAGCACCAGATCCTGCCTGACGGGGACTGGTGGAGCATCTGGCTACTCCTGGCAGGCCGTGGAGCCGGGAAGACCCGTACCGCTGCAGAGCAGATCGGATGGTGGGCCTGGGAGACTCCTGGCACCCGGTGGCTCGTGGCTGCGCCGACCTCCGCGGACGTTCGGGCTACCTGCTTCGAGGGGGATTCTGGTCTGATCGCTGTGATCCCCAACATCCTGATCGCGGACTACAACCGGGCGTACCACGAGATCAAACTCACCAACGGCTCACTTATTAAGGGCATCCCTGCCTCAGAGCCGGAACGCTTCCGCGGTGGCCAGTGGCACGGTGCATGGTGTGACGAGTTGGCCGCCTGGGACTACCTGCAGGACGCCTGGGACCAGATCATGTTCTCGGTGCGCCTGGGCAAGCACACCCGCATCCTGGCCACCACGACTCCGAAGCCTAAGGACTTGATCATCGACCTCATCGGCCGGGATGGGGACGACGTACAGGTCACGACAGCGAGCACTTACTCCAACCTGGACAACCTTGCTCCGTCCTTTCAGAAGCAGATCCTGCAGTACGAGGGGACAAAACTCGGCCGCCAGGAGATCTACGCTGAGATCATCGACCCGGAAGAGGGTGGTATCGTCAACCGGGACTGGTTCCGTCTCTGGCCTGCAGACAAGCCCATCCCCAAACTGGATTTCGTCGTCCAGTCCTACGACTGCGCCTTCACCGAGAAGGCCCAGAACGATCCGACGGCCGCCATCACCTTCGGAGTCTTCCGCCAGGAGGACGGCCCTGGAAGCGTCCTGATCATCGACTGTTGGCAGGACCGCCTGCAGTACCCGGATCTCCGGCCCAAGGTCATCGACGAGTACGAGACCGTCTTCGGTGAGGGCAAGGACAGAAAGCGGGTAGATCTCGTCCTGGTGGAGGACAAAGCCGCGGGCATCTCCCTGATCCAAGACCTGCAGAGGGCCCATATCCCTGTCAGGGCCTACAACCCCGGCAGGGCGGACAAGGTCCAACGCCTGTCCATCGTGGCCAACATCATCCGAGCCGGGAGAGTCTGGGTTCCCGAGAGCAGCGTCAGGAAGGGATACGTTCGTGACTGGGCGGAGGGCATGATCTCTCAAGTGTGTTCTTTCCCCAACACCGACCACGATGACTTCTGCGACGCCATGTCACAGGCCCTGCGATACCTTCGAGATGCCGGGTTTCTGAACATCGATCCGATCCCCGACGAACTGGATGAGGACGACTACATCGATGCAGGGCAGCGCAGGAAAGTCAACCCATATGCCGAATGAAGGGGAAACCGTGATC